CCTGCACCTCATTATATGTATACATGAGGTGTAATCAATTTGTCACCTGTTGTTCATATCTCGTTAATAATTTTATGAAATAATAAACATAGGAAATCAGACCGAACAAACCCGATAGAGAAAGGACAGTAAACATGATGTACTACAATATGACCAACAAGGAACAGCTTGAGGCGTGTTGTTAAGAAAGGAGATATAACCATGATTCTCTACATCCGCAAGACAAGCAATTTTGAGCAGGTGGAAAATTTCCTGCTCAATCATCCCGATAAGGAATACAAAACAAGCCGGTTCGTTTACTACTTCAAGCTGGTTGGCGATTGCGCGGGAATCTTCCGACGTGCAACAGAGACCTGCACCCGGAGAGGCCGCAAGGCAGGAGACGACGAGATTATTGCATACTATCACGATGGGGAGTTTTAACAATGACAGCATATCATTTCTCTTGCGTCGCGCCTTTCGCGTCGCTGTTCTTTATCATTGGTATTGCAATCTTTATCTGTGAGTGGAAAGGATGGTTTTAATATGAGAATCGTGCATCTGGTAGAATACGAATGGATTGACCCCAAGTCAGCACATCCGCGCAACGTTATGCCGGTCGCGGGCCCCAATGGGGGCCAGATGGCCTATAAGATGTTGGGCAAGTCCATGCAGAGGCTCAACAATGAATCTGTGCGGCAGTTATATAAGTATCTGCGGAACAACGGTAATGAACCGTATATGACCGAACAGAACGGGTCTATTCGGATTCAATACTTCCGCTGGCCTCGTGGGTATCATTATGATAAGGTCAACTGCGAGTTTGTGAGGGACGACGCATGAAAAAGATAAAGAATCAGTTAGGGCTTGTAAAGCCCGATAAACTGCCAGCCGGTGCGACGGCCAAGAGCGAACAAAAGCCGTCAACCCGCAAGGCCAGCAACAAGAAGCAGGCCAAGCAGAGGAAAACGGCCAAGCTCAAAGAGAAGAAAGCCAGCAAGGCCAGCAAGCCGCCCAAGAAGCGCAAGCAGGGCGGCAAGGGCAGACCGTTCCAGCCCAAGCCGTGGGAAGCATACGCACCAAAGGGCCCGAATGCCACAAGCTACACCCGGGAAGAGCTGGAACAAATCGTGCGGCGTGCATCCGGTGCGGCAAATCGACGCTTGAAACGTCTGGAAGAGGCCGGAGAAACCAAGGGCATTTACAAGAGGGCCTTGGGGATGCTGGAAACGCAAGGCCGCACAAAGTTTAGCGGGGCCGTGAAGAGTATGACAAGGACGGAACTTGTCGCGGAGTATCTGCGCCTGCGGGATTTCCTCAGTTCCAAAACGTCCACGATGCAAGGTATCAAGGAGTGGAAAAGGAACGTTTATCAATCTCTTGTTGATAGAGGTTTTACCGGTTCACGAGAAGAGCTTTCAGAGCTGTTTGACAAGTACATGACAAAAGAGCTTGAGGCGGCGTTGGGTTCTGATGTGGTTTACACGCTATTGCAGACAGACAACGGCAGGCCCTTCTTGCAACGGGCCAAGGACGCGATAGACCGCGCAAAGCAGACGGGAGAGAGCCAAACAACGGCCCTTTCCCGTGAATTCAATATCACAACAGAAGAGCAGGCGGCACAAATATTAGCAAAGTATTTTGGGGGTTAAATCATGCGAGAATGCAGGGGTGAACAGATAGCGGAGAGCAAAGGCGAATTTCTGGCTATGCTGGGCACTCCCAAAACTGTGCAGGAGCGAACCAAGAAGAACGCCAGACCGAAACCCCGTTATCTAGATGTAACCTGTACATTTGATATTGAGACCACCAACACAGATACAGACGGTTTTGCATACTCATTTCAAACGTGCATTGGTGGCGCGGTCGTCGTGCCGCGATACTTTGAAGAATGGGCCGATATTATGGAAACGTTGGTTGACAAGTGGAGCATTACCGAACGAAAGCGCCTTGTGATTTTCGTTCACAATCTTGGGTATGAGTATACATACCTCATTCAGATGTTATGTGACCGGTGGGGTGATTGCAAGGCCCTTTATACCAAGAGCCGGAAACCCCTGTACCTTATGTTTGACAACGGTATTGAATTTCGGGATAGTCTGAAACTGTTCCAAAAGAGCCTTGCCAGAGCAACAGAAGGTTGTAAACATGAAAAGCTCAAGGGTGACCTTGACTATTCTGTTTATAGAACGGCAGATACCCCCCTTGATGATACCGAATTAGCATACTGCGTCAATGACGTGTTGGGCCTCTGGGAAGCAATCGAACGTTTGAAAGCAGAGCGCAATTACAACGCGGCCACGTTGCCAATGACCAATACGGCCCTTGTTATCAAAGAGGTCAACAAGCATTTGACAGGGGACAGCCGGACACTGCAAAAGATGCAGGCTCTTGAGCTCAACCGGGAACAAATGGAAATCGCATATAAGGCAATGGCAGGCGGTGACACACACGGCACCCGGTGGCGTGCAGGTCACACTTACCGCAATTGTAACAGTTACGATTTCAAGAGCGCCCATCCGTCACAACAACTCTTATGGAAGTTTCCAGAGGGTAAACCCATGATGCTACCACAAGGCCAGCCACAGGCAGTGATGGACAATATCATATCCTGCGGTATGGGATGGATAGCAGAGATAGCAATAAAGGGCTTGCAAATCCGGCCCGAATGCCCAGACCCCGTTATCTCTGTCAGCAAGTGCGCGGGTCTCAAATGCGACGACGAAAACAAAGACAATGGCAGAGTTTTGCAGGCAGATGGAACATTGCTGTATTGCGATTCCAACGACTGGCAGAGAATCAAAGAAGCATACACTTTTGAACGGGTGGTGATGCACCGGGGTTTTTGTTTCCGTCTTGGGTATCTTCCCGATTCTTTCCGTATGGCTATTTTTGATAAGTTCAAAATTAAAGAAACCATGAAAGGTTCCCCCGAATATGCTTTCTCCAAAATTTGCGTCAACACGATTTTTGGAGCTTGCGCCCAAAAGACGATAAGGGACGAATACACGGCAGAAATCGGAGACAGCATTGATTTTGAGCGTATGAGCTGGGAAATCAACTTGGAAAAGAAAACCCCTGCGGAGATACAGAAGAGCCAAAAAGGAAAGTTCCCGTTTCTCTGGGGTCTGTGGACAGCCAGCATGACGCGGCTCAAGCTCTGGCAACTGTTGAAAATTGTAGGCTGGGAGAAGGTGATTTACTGGGATACAGATTCCTGTAAATTTGAAGGGGCCAAGGTTCCAGAGGTCGAAGAGTACAACCGGGAAGTTGCCGCCCAGTGTGAAAAACGCGGCGTAGTTGTCACAAAGCCCAACGGCAAAAAAGTCTATATTGGTATCGCTGAGGACGAACACCCGCAAGCCGAATTTGGTTACACCGAATTCAGATTTTTACACTCCAAGTGTTACGCGGCCCGGACGTGTGAAGGTGTACTAGAAAGCACGATTGCGGGAGTAGGCAAGAAAGAAGGGCAGGCGGCGTTAAAGGATGATATTGAAAATCTGAACGATTTCCTTATCATTGATGATGCTGGTGGTCAGATGCTTTCTTACCACGACAGCCCCATAAAAGAGCGTCACGACTTCCAGCGCGTCACCCACTCGGCTAGTTGGATAGTAATGACCCCGCGTCGGTATGAAGTGGGCGGCATCAATGATTTTGCTGAGGAACGTTTGGGATAAATGTTCCACATGGAACAATAAAAGCCGCCCACGGCCTAGAGGTCGTGGGCGGCTTTATTATTCGGTGATTTCGATATCCATAGAATCACACGAAACGAGGTAGGGGATGTGAGAGTTAGCAGCAAATGGAACAGTGATGGAAATCACCATTACATTCGGATTAGCAGCGTAAGCCGAAGCTTCAATAGAAATCGCTTCGGCGGTAGAGTCAACTACGGTATCGATCGATTCGGCACTCGTAGTCGTTTTGGTAAGGTTAATCACATGGAATCTAGCATGGGTCGCAAAACTCGCATTCAGTGCATTGTAAGTCTTAGTATGGAACCACGGCCGGACAAACTTGATAGTGAGAGAATCTGTGTCCATTTCCTCATAATACACTCCCAGAACGGCGTACTGTTCGCTGAGTATATAGGGGAACTTGTCGGTGAAACTTTTATCCGTTTTCAGCTGGGCAATCTGTCCCGCATGCTCTGCAAGCTCGTTCTCCTGAGAGGTGACGCACTCGGAAATGGTCTGCCCGGGGTGCGCGGTTGCCCAGTCGCCCACAATGTCGTCCTGCCGTTTCTGGTCGGTATCGAATGCCGTCTTGGTGACAAACTCGCCCGCGTCCTCAGTGAGGTGCTGAATAGCGTCGGTATTGGCAGCAATCGCGGTATCCTGCTGGGTGTTCTTGGCCTTGATATCGGCAATCTCCTGCTGGTTGGTGGTGTTGTCACCCTCAAGCGCGGTAATACGCTTCTCATGGTCTGCCAGCTCGGTGGCGTGCTCTGCCAGCTCTGCGGCGTTCTGGGCAATGAGCTGACCATTCGCCAGCTCTGCGGCCTTGGCGCGGTCGATTTCAGCGGTCAGCGCGGCATTGGTGTTGTCGGTCTTGGTATCCAGACCATCCAGACGGCCCTCGGCATTGGTGGCGCGATTTTCCAGCGCGTCCAGCCGTCCGTCCTGCTGAACGTCCTTCTCCTGAATGTGCGCGATTGCATCCCGGTTGGCCTCAATCTTTGCCTCATCCTCGGTAAGGTCAGACCGGAGCCCGTCCGTTACACTGGTAAGACGCTCAATGGCCTCATGGTTTGCCGTGATTTCCTCATGCTGGGCGGTAAGACGGCCCTCATGGTCGGCCAGCTGTTCGGCATGGTCGGCCAGCTCGTGGGCGTTCTTGGCGATAGCGGCGGCATTGTCCTGAATGTTCTTGGTATTCTTGGCAATGTCGGCGGTGTTCTGGGCTATGCTGGCATCGTGGCTCTTGAGCTTGGTATCAATGCCGTCCAGCCGGGAATCGTGCTCAGTGTCCTTTGCCTGAAGGGCGGCAATGTCGCCGTCATTGCTGGTAATCTGCCTCTGCAAATCCTCGTCTTTGGCGTGAAGGTCAGCAATCTCGGTTGTGTGCTGGGCGGTGGTGGCCTGCAAACCGTCAATCTCGGTCTCGGCAGTTGCCACGCGCTCGGCCAGAGCGTCAACACGGGCCTTATCCTCGGCCACGGTGTTTTTCATCTCCGCATTGTCCTTGGTGAACTGGTCGATTTTCTCCCGGAATTCCGCGTTGTCAGACGCGAAACCGGAGACCTGAGACGACAGGTCTTTCACCTCGTTCTTATACTGCTCCACCTGCGCATTATATGCGCCGGTCTTGGCCCAGTATCTAGTATTGGTGATATCCACGCCGGGGCCCACGTTGCACTTGCTCGTGTAGCTTTCGCCGTCGTGGGTCACAATGGTAAGAGATTCATAGGAGCGGTGAATATCCCACTCGATGGGGTCGGCGAAAATCGGCACATACCGACTGCCGATATACTGAGACGGGGGACACGGCCCACAGGGAACAGGGGGCCGGGGCGGCATCGGCGGGTGATGGGGGCCGCAAGGGCCCGGCCCACAGGGGCCGGGGTCAGCAGGCGCAAAGGGTGCGGGCTTGATGGGGAAACCACAATCATTCTTGCAACTCATGTTGAAAACTCCTTTCTTAATAGGTAATGATAAGATGACCATACTCGGGCTCGGTGATATCGGTGCCGGTGTTGAAGGTCAGCCAGCCCCAATTAGCCGGAACATAAGCACAGAAATGCCCGTCCGGGGTCAGACCAAACCAGACAAAACGCACCATCTCAGTAACCATGCTGGGAAGGTTTTTATCGGCCCACTCCAAAAACTTACCGTTCTCAAAGTCACCGTCGTTCAGACGGTCGTTGATACACTTCTGAGCGGCGGCAAGGTCAGCCATTGCGGAATTGAGCGCGGTGATGTTGCCGCCCTGCGATTCCTGCCCTTTGGCAATGCCCTGCACCAGAGCTGTCAAGCTCTGAATCTGGGAGACCATCCATCTGAGGTCGTACATTCCCGGGTCACCGGGAACATAAGGCGGGGACGGGCAAAACGGATAGTCCATAAATTCACCCCCTCATTTCTTTCAACAGCTCGTCGGCCCGGATTGCTTCCGGGGTAAAGCTGTTGTTTTTCCACCATGCCCAAAGAGCGGCGGCGGTCGTCAGACCGGTTGTCACCCAAGGCTCAAGGGTGGCACTGTCGATGGGCAGGGGGCTCAGACCGGCCACGCTAAGAACCTGATTTGCCAGAGCCAGCGCGAGAACGGCGGTTCTTGCAATCGTTGCGGGCTTGATTTTCATATCAATCACCTTTCCTTTCTAAGTCGTCGATACGGTGGTTCACCACTTTCATTTGCTCTTCCAACACGGGAACACGGCGTGCAAAGTGGTTATGCTCCCGCACTTCCCGGGTCAACTCGTCAAGGCGTGTATCGGTGACGGCCTGCGCCCTGCTGTTTGCGATAAGAACACCCGAAAGCGTCACAAGGCCACCGATAAGCGCCACGATGATTTCCGATACCATAATACCACTCCTGTTAATAAACGTCAAGGCAGAAAGTGCGGTGGAAGGAATCAGCAATCACACGATACATATTGAAGAGCACAGTCTGCCGCTCTGCCTCAATCATCTCCTGCGTCGTGGTAACACCGATATTGCCGCCTCGCTTCCACTCGTGAACTGTGGTTACGGTCTCCGATTCCTTGCCAGTGACAGCCGCAAGGCCGTGTTCCTCATGCTTGCCGGTCTTGGAATCCTGTGCAGTTCCACGGTCTCCGGCCTGCCGCTCGGTGTGCCCGTGTCCATCGGTGCGGCCCGTGTCTCCATGGGTGCCGTGGGCCCGGTCGATGCTGTCACGCTGGCCGGTGGTGAGGCCCTCGGTGTCCTGCTTGGTCTCGGTGTCCGACGTGCTTTCTTGGTGGTCGGTCATGTTCTCGGTGGTTACGTCGTCTTGGGTGCCGGTGGTGTTCTCGGTCTCCGTCCAGTCGGTTTTGCGGGTATCGTCTGCGGTTCCGGTCTCCTTATAGATAGTGGTGGAAGCGTCGAACGGCTGATAAGTTGCCTCGTTCTCGGCAGACACCTTTCCTTCAACGTCCGTCTGGCTGTCCTTGGTGGTCTTGACTTTATCGGTCATTGTTTCACCGTGGGTAGTGAGCCGGGTGCCGGTCGTATCCCGGTCAAGAGTGCCCTTGGTGTCCCGGGTCTCGTCCGCGCTGGTCTGGGTATGAGCAAAACCATGCTCTTTCCCGGCAGTACTGCCCACCGTTTTCTCCTGCCCTGCGGCATTGTCCGTGGTGAAACCGTCCGCTTTGGTGTCCTCGTGATAAAGGTTGCCGGTGGTCTCCATCTGGTGGCGGTCGTCTGCGTGCTGGCTCTGCTCGTCGGCTCCACCGTGGGAGTGGGTGGCCGTGTTCTCGGCGGTATCCTTGGCCCGCTCCGTGGTGTCCTTGGTGATTTCAGATACGTCAGTATTCCAGATGGGATTGTATTCCAGATGGGTTGTGGCAAAAAGTTTTTTCCAAATGGGGAGATTTTCCCGGCTCCACCAATACAATTCTGATTTCATCCAAATGGGGTCTGGATGGTACAGCGGAGCCAGACCATGCGCACGGCGTATTGCCTGAATTACTCCCGCTTTCTCCATGCCATCGGGGACAACCATATTTGCAAAAAGATTGGAGTCTGCCATTAGCAGCGCTTCCAGATTGCAAGAAGAGACAAGCTCATTCACCAACATTGTTATTCACCTCTTCCCCTTCGTTGGTATCGGTCTCGTCGGCCTCGCCTGCGTCAAAATCGGGCTCAACCATTTTAAAGGTAATGTTTGTATCGTACATCTCATTCACGATTGCAAGGGATTTTTCCAGCGTGATGCGCCAGACCTCGCGCCGGTTGAAGGTCTCCGCGTCTGCCGCTTTCGATTCCGTCACAACCATTCTTTCTTTTTTGTTGGGCTGAACAGAAACACCCAGTTCCCTGTAAAAGTCGCACAGGATGTTCCGACGATACTCCATCAAATCGGGCAGAATAAAGTTTTTGGAAAGGTCGCGGTCAAACTGCATGATTGGGAGCGTAAAATCTCCATCGGCCTTAGTGGTCAGCTGTTGTTTCAAATCGGCATTGATAACAACAGCAGGAGCGCCGTTTGCCAGCTTGCTAAAAATTCCTTCCATGGTACGCTTGCCTTTGTCGTCCTTGGCGATAGCCGCATAGGCGAAACGGGCATTAATTGCGCTTTGCCTGATTGCGATTTCTGCCAACTGCATTTCCCTTGCATACTTGGTCACTAAATCCCAAGTTCCTTGATAGTCGGGTGTTAGTTTGATAACAGCACACTCTTTGCCGATTTCCAGAGGACGCGGAAAATTGAAGAACGTCGTTGAAATCTGCATCCCGCGCGGCTGGTATTGCAGGCCGTAACCGGTCGGGAATGCAGGCTGTACAACCAGACCGTATGTTTTCGACTTGAAAACCGTTGCGTAACCGGTGCGGAAAAGCTGGTAAAGAAAGGCATCATAATCCCATCCGATTTGACCGGGGCCGTTCTCGGGGAGCCCGTTAAATTCAATGAGACCGCGCAACCTCTGAAAGAAAGAGCGCTCCCAATAGTTCATTGCATCGGTGGAAAACGTTGCATCGAAATTCCCGCACAGCGTGCCGCCGTCGTAGTATCCGCTATAACATTGGTACATTCAAATCACCTCATTCGATAAATACGCCGCTGTCCATTGCGGCATTGATATAAGAAATCTCGTCGGGCTTGGCGTTCAGCGGAGCACAGGAAAAACCACGGGTCTTGCAATATCCCTGCACAGGCTTTGCAACTTTCATCACCGGATAGCCGTAAACCTTTTGGAAACCTGCATCATCCACCGGGGGATAATACAGCAGGGTCAACTTTGCTTCAAGCGGCAATTGTACCTGCGACGCACCGCCCATAGTTCCGGCAGAACAGTTGATGGGGGAAACTGTTTGCTGTACACCCTGCGCAACTTGGGCCATACCTTGCGCGGCCTGAGATACGCCGCCAGTGAATCCGGCCACGGTGGACAGGAGACCCCCGCCGAAATTCATTGCACCGGTGACGGTGTTGATTGCACCGGTCAGCGCACGCACCGGGTCAATGTTACTGGTGCCGATTCCGTAGGGGCTTGCAATACTGGTGCTTCCCGCGTATACCGTGTAATCTCCGGCCCGGACTAGTGTTGTTACACTGCCGTCCACGAAACACACCGACCAATCAATATCAATGTTTGCCGCCGTGTTGCATTGGTCAACGGGAACCGCCAGCGTGCCCACGAAAGGAACGTATAACTGAATTTGACAATTCATCCTCTTCCAATCGTCTGCGGGCCACGGTATCGGTATCGTGGTATGAACACTCCGGGAACTGGATGGAGTGACCTGTTGTGCAAAAACGGTGGTGTTGAACTGCCCTAGGGTGATTTCCGTTTGCCGCCCTGCGCCGTATCGGGATAGGTTTATAGGTATCCAGATGCAGGAACGGACACATTCCAACGCGTTGCCGCCAAACAAAAGTTTGTTCATAAACTCGGGCAATGCCAACTCCCAACGAACCATAGGCTTGGTAAGGGCCTCCCACGTCAAGGAAACTGCGGTCAACAAACTTCCCAACGTGGCGGCGCTCATTGCATAGGCGTGCAGGCCCGACTTGCCAACACAGGACAGAACAAAAGTGCCACCGGTTGCATCAATATTTCCGTCCGTGATATCTGCCGACGCTGTGGAAATCTTGGGAGCCATTCCCACGGCCTGCCGGGTGTCCTGCAAACGGAACACCGCACCACTAGAATCCTGATTGAAACCGTATTCAATGAATGCGTCCGTTTTAAGAATGGTATCGCGATAGGTTGCCAGCGGGTCAAGCTCTAACGTGAATTGCCAAATGTTGGCGGTGCCCCTGCCTCGGATACCGATTGAAATATCGCGTATCCAATAGAAACTTGCTGTCTCTTCGCACTGGCAGTAATTCCATTGGGGGGAAATGTTGATACTGTTCAACGTGACGTAAATCACGGGCCGCTCCATGCTGGTGGTTTGCTTGAAATCGCAACGTTCCTCGTCGGGGAGTTCGGTATAATCAAATGCTTTGGTGCTGTTTACGCGCTTCTCAACGTTTCCAAAGTGGAAGTGATAACCGTGTTCCACGCTAGGCGCGGGAACCGCGCCGTTAAATTCGCCTCGTGCCATTGTTTCACCTACTTTTCTAACAATAAAGGCCCGGCCTTTACGGTCGGGCCTTCGCGGCTGTTTACGGTTTGTCGTTCATATAGAAGAGAATAGCGTTCTCGGTGGGGTCGGCGAGATAGTTCATCTTCCAATGATGCTCCGTATTGTAGTACTCGCCTTTCGTGTTGAAAGGAGTGGTATAAACACTGTCCATCATGTAGACGGTCGCCAGCGCTCTGCGGTCATACAGCAGGCCCACCACCATGGGCAGGTCAACTTCTTTACCGGTTTCTTGCTTGGCGGTGTTCACGTTGAACTGAGCGGGAATGACCTTCACGCGGCTCTTGTCGTTGATGTTCTGCCAGAAGTTGACTCCCTCGTAGTTGCCAAAGGAAAGGTAACCGGGGCCAAAGATAGCAGGGAACACCCACGATTTCGCGTCGTTAATGAGCGGCTGGTACAGGAGCAGTTTCTGTTCACTCTTGGGAGTGTGCCGGAGCAGGGTCAGCGGGTCGCCGTTGTCGTCGGTGCAGGCGGGAACCAGATGATAAAGGTCGGTACTTTCCTCAAGCAGAGCCGTCTGGGTTTCCAGCAGGGAGACGAAGAAAGAAAGGAATTCCTGCAAATGGGTGGTCAGCAGGTCGGCGGTGGTGTACGCGGTGCCGCGTGCCTTGTTGAATTCGGCAGTAAGGTTGACCTTCTGGCCGGGTTTGCCGGTGTTGTACAGACTGCCGATAAAGTTCATCACGACGGCGCGGTTCTCGGCGGTTTTCCAGCGGGCCACGTCGTTGGCAACTTCCGTGGTGATACCGGCAAGGAACGCCGAAAGTTCGCTTTCGCTGGTGAAAGCGGTCGTCAGCTGAGAACGGAAAGTCGTGTATGTCTGGTCAAGCGTGGCCTGCCCAGTATACCACATTTCCAGCGGGTACCGTTTGGAAATCTTATACATATCCACACTCTGCCCGTCGCGCAAGGTGTTGGGATTCTGCACAGTGTTGATGAACTTGGTTTCGTCAAACTTACCAGAAAAGAAAGCGATTTTGCGGATGATAAGCCCCCACTCCTGCGACGTGGCTTCAATGCTGGTAAAGCGGCCACTGTACGCGCGAGTGGTGATAATGGTACGGGATACCATGTTATAAAGGGCCTGCAACGTGCCCTCTTTGCTGGTGTTCAGACACATCTGCCCGACGTTGATAAACGAAGAGGTATCAACGGCAGTAATTGCCGTCTGGCCCGTCACCTGCTGAACCAGATTATTGGCAATGGTATAAATGTCCTGCGGACGGAAAACCGTCGCGCCTGCCTTTGCGGGGAAATTCGGGTTCGCCATTACTTAACAACTCCTTCCATAATGTTGAAATTGGGGCTTTCGGGTGCGGGGGCAGGCTTGACGGCCCCCAAGATGATATCTTCCACGCTTGTCACCGTGGGAAGAGCCCCAACGGTTCCAGCGGTCGGAACATTGAGCGCGTCAACCTTCTGGTTGAGGGCGGCAAGACTTGCCGCCAGCTGGCCAAGGTCGGGGACTGCCGGGGCCTGCTGGGCAGGTGCAGGAGTGGGAACTGTCGTCGGAACCGTGGGTGCAGTTGCGCCGGGGACCTGCACAGGGCTGGGGGGAGTGGTCTGCGGATTGCCAAGGTTCATAAAAGCGGCAATGTCGGTTTTGGAAAAACCTGCGTTTGCCAATGCAAGAACGTCGTTAATGCTGAGTGCCATAATCAATAGACTCCTTTCCATCTTGATTTGTTGGTTCTAACGTCCACATGGGTGAACGTGTGATATACGCCGATACCGCCAGAAGCGCCCAAATAGACCTCTGCTATCTCTGCGATTCTGGACGGTGTCACGCCCTCAACCCAAATGTCAGCCGCCATGCCGTTACAATGCTGAGACCGGGGAGAGGCGTTTTTGAGAGTGGCGTTGTATTCCTTGCTTCTGTATCCGCTGTTAATGTGTACCGGTTTACCGGTAAAATTTCGGATGTTTTCAAGCAAAGTCAAAAGCCGCTCGTCAACCTTTACAATGTCGCTGGGGTCATGCTTGGAATGGAATTCCCGCACACGAAAGTGCGGGGAGAGCCGCTTTTCTGCGGCGTATTTATACGAATAGGTAAGCATTGCCTACTCCTTTCTATAAAAGCAGGGGTGCGCAACTTAGAAATGCTACCCCACAGGCTTCCGGCCTGTCTAAGTTTTGGGGGCCCCTGCACCTTTATCATACTATCTTTAATCTTCGATGTCAAGGAATTCTTTGATTTTGAGCAACGTGGGCACGTCGGAGCACCAAATCTGGTTAAGGTTTAACATAGCCTCAAAGAACGGGTGATGCAGACGGAAAGCGGTTTTCCCTGCCTTCGTGTCCGGATACACTTCCCGGCTTTCATGCCGGGATGTACACAAATACACATGATTCCCGTCGTACACATACGCATATAACCCCGCCACGGAGTACAGGGGTTTCATGCCTTTCAGGTTCATGGGCCGTACCGCTTCCAGATTGTTGTATGCAAACTGATTTTCCATTGCCATCTTGTAAAATTTACTGTCCTTGTTTTTCATCATGTGGCGCATGAAAGCGGTCTGCGCACGCTTGGCACTTACCGCGCTAGACTTGGGCATACCAATGAAAACACCGCTTTCTGTTACCGTCCACTCTTTGCCAGTTCTGCACAACTTGGCGATTTCATCCACCACGCCCAATTCAACAAGAATCGGGGATGCAATGTCAAAAGCGTTCGCCAACAGCCAAAGCCGGAGCGGGGGTTTTCCTTCCAATTCCCGGTTTCCGTTGATGGTAACATAGGCATTCAAAAGCGCGTCGCCCTCTGCCTTGCGCTTGATAACAATTCTTTCGGGAATAAATTCATCAAAAACCACGTCCTCAAACTGCGAACCGTTGAATCCGCGAATATTCGCAATACTGGGAAGTGTCATTCCGATTCCGTATTTCTCTAGGCACTGCTTGGGCTTGCCGTCCTCATACTCAAACCGGCCTATTGTATAGGTGACCTTGCCACCCTTCACAATATCCGCGTCGAAACCTTCTTTTCTCAGAGGCAAGAACGGGTTTAAGTCGGGGTCGCTGGTGATAGCGTCAAACTCTGTCGTTGTGCGGCGTAAATACAGGAACCGCTTGCCCTCATTCAGCTCATATTTCAATGTGCCGTAGGTCTTACCAACTTGACGTTTACCAATAAGGATATTGCACCAACAACCTAAAGAAGCGATGGACGGGATATTGACCCATCCACCGCTTTCATATAGGTCAAGCGCAATATTTTTAATGTTGCGCTTGCTCATGTTTACACCTCGTAACGGGTCTTATAATCCGTCTTTTCGCCCTGCGCCGTTGCGTGCTCTGAAACTGCGGCAATGATGCGCTGTGCATCCTGCTCAGAGAAGTACACGCGGTACAGGTCGTAATACTGCCCGTCCCGCCCCTTGCTCTGCGGCATTGCGATAAACTCGTCGTTCTTGCCGTCAACGACTTTCAGATTAAGGAAGGTAGCACCGGGAACGTTTAGCGTGAACACACACACCCGATCGGAAATGAGGTGACAGGCCTGCACAGTTGCGCCCTTAATGGACAGATAAGACTTGACGACTTCGGGAGCGGCGTTCTGATTGCTCTTGTTAAACATAGTATTCGTTCCTTTCATTTATATGGTGTATTCGGTCAGAAAATCCAACGCAACATAAACTGCTTGGCAACGCTGTCTCCGTTGGTCGGAAAAAGAGCCGTGGGGCTCTGGTTCGTGTAGATGCTAGCAATGTGATGCTTCTGCGCTTCCAGCTCTGCCGCCTGCTGTTCCATGGTCTTGCCACCGTGACAACAGGGACTCCATTGGGGCGCATACGGAAAGCCACGGCGTGCGGCCTCTTCAAAGGCGGTAAAGGGCAGGGGGTCAAGCTTGCCCACGCCGTCCACGATGTTTAGGAGATTGCCGTCCTTATCATAGATAAGGCCGTAAATGTTCTGGGCGGCATCCTCATAAAGAAAGACGTGTGAAACGTTGGTCGGAGTGACGCAAGGGCCGGTGCAGGTGCAAGGGTCAGCCATTATCTTTTACCTCGCTTTCTTTATATGCGTTGGTAAAGTCGTCTCCGTCAAGCATGAAATCATGCGGAATCTCTGCGCCGATTTCACATTTCAGCGTTTCGGCGTTGATATCCTCAAGAGCCATTTCAAGAACCTTGGAACCTGTAGCAGTGGTGAGCGGTTTCATGCCGTGTGCCCTGACGACTTCCAGACAGCCGCGCTTGCCGTTCCAGTCCGGAAACAGCAGGGTCAAAACCTGCTTGTCTTTCACTACTTCCACAGTAACATACTTCGCAATAACTTTCATTGTGTTTCGTCCTTTCATCTCGTGGTTAATGCTCGATGCAAGTTTGTCCTTGCAATTATATTGTAGCATAGGGCATATATGAAATTGTGAACAGGGTGTTAATAATTGATTACACCTCATGTATACATATAATGAGGTGCAGGGCACCACCGGCACCATGCGGTTAGTTCAAACTTTTTATCTACTTCACTACACTGAAATGTCAAGGGGAAACCGGTTACAAAATGGTTACAAATGGACTATGCTA